TAATCCATACGAGAGTGGATTTGCGTACCGGAGAGCGAGCCAGCCGTTGAGCTTGCAGGCATCTCTGCTTTGTACACCTTTCCATACGTCTTCGTACAGAGACCAATCTTCTGCGTCTTGCGAACACCTGCCATGATGTGACCGCCAGAAGCGTGGAGAGTAGACACGTAGTGGTAAAGACCCATTGTTTCTTTACCAAGGCGACCCTTTCCACCATCTTTGAGTGCCTCATCCGCAAAGGAGAAGCCCATGGACTGCATGTACTGAACGAGAAACGTCCAGTCTGAAGGACGCCAAACGGCGAACCCGCCATTCTCCATGTACAAATCCCAACCATTAGCGGTTTGGATCTGTTCGATGATACCGCGTACGATGTCGTCGATATTGGTTGCACTGACAGTGATGTCAGTTGACGCAAGACCGAGTACACCGCCGCCGGTATCGCCAAAGTCAGTCCAGTTAGCATGGTTAGCCAACGAAATCTGCTCTGCGCGTTCACCCAATTTCTTACCCAAATAAGTACCCATTTCTCCCATGTTCGCGTAGTTGGACTGCGCTTGGTCAGCGTAGTCTTTGTAGTCAGAGACAATCTCTGCAATCGAAATGGAGAGAGTTTGGTTTGTCTGGGTATTGACGGTGAACGGAATAACGTTAGAAAGCAACGAACGACCAGCTTGAGTATTGGTCAGTGTCGTTACAGCTCCTTCGTTTGCCGCGGATAGAAGGGGGAAGTTGTACGTCATGGCGTCCGTATAGACGACATCGTTTACATCCTTCCAGTTCTGCGGCTTATCAAGACGACGGGCGAGCTTATTTTCCCATAGTGCTTGAACTATTACTGTGGAATCCTATGTGACTTTCTGCTTATAGACTTACTGGATCTCTCCAGCCTGCGTTCATAACTCGCAAGTCATTTCACAAAAGTCGGTTAATTTCTGAATAAATCAGATGATTAGCGTTGCCAAGGGGGAAGTCTATCGTTACCTTCTCTTGTTACCGCGTCTATAACTGCGTCAGCAAGAGCACGGTCGGTGGGTAGTGTTCCCGTTTCTTTGAACTTAGCGGTTGCGGATGCCACATCTCCTATCTGGCTCCCCGCGCGCCTCGTATTGCTTGGTGTCGCGTCTTGGACTTCTCGCCTAGTTTTGTTAGCCGCCAACTTACTGACGACGTACTCATCCTTGAGAGCTTGCCTGACAGTTTGACCCGTCTTTTTTACAATGTCCTCAATGATTTTCACGTCTTCTGGGTCGCTAATGCCCTTAAGGTCAAGATAATCCAATTGCGTTTCGTCTAAATCACCTGTATTTGGCGCAGCCACATTTGTAGCCGGAGATTCTTTGGACTTTTTCAAGTCTTTGATCTCTCTTTTGAGACCACCGACGGTCTGTTTGAGATTCTCGTAATCCTTTTTCGGGATAACAATTGTCTCTGCACCTTCGTTGGTGTCCTCGTTTTCGTTTACTTCAGGAGTAACGACCTCCTCTTCATTTGGTTCCATAAATGATAACTGTGTTTACTTTATTAAACGCTTAAGTATAAACGTATTTCAATTTTGAAACGGGACTGAGAACCCGGATGGCGTAGGGGATAGGAGTTGCACCTATGCCTCCGCCGGGACAGGGCGGCACCCTACTGTTAGGCCACCCCCACTCAAAGAACTAATCTGCCTCTGTCATCTCGTCGAGTATAACAGTCACCTGTGATGCACCGTTTAGCGCATTGCGGATGAGCGTCACCTTTTCCCAATCCAAACCGTTGAGGACAAGGTCGCCTCCTGTAGCCTCGGCAAACTGCAAATCCACACCTGCATCAGCCGCGGCAAACGTAATCGCTGAAGCCGCCGTTGTTGAAGCGTTACGGAAATACAATGTTGCCGTATCACCAACATTCGGTACATATGAACGCGTTGATGTCGCACTTAATGAAATCGTGAGATTTACATTAGGTGTCCATGATATGACAGTCGGAGCTTTTGACAATTCTTGTGCTGTGATTGTGTACGTCGCGGCTGTTGATGAGGTCGCAAGTACATACCCTCCAATGATCGCATTGTTGAATAAATGTACCTGCTCACCAAACTCGCTACCAGCCGCTCCAAAAGTCGGAGCTTTTGATTGTATCGGCTGTGCAGGTGTAGGTATAGGCGAAAATAACGCAACCACACTGAACGCCAACGACGTAGCTGTAAGCAATCCGATAAAGAATGTTGTTGTTTTATTCATGACTTTGTCTTTTTTTACTTTTAATAACAACCTGCTCGACCCGCGTTGTTTTCTTGACTGGAATCATCTTTGCGAGAATTGCCTCGCGCACCTCATTTTTTACTCGTGCCATAGTATTATCGTGATTCTACTAATGTAATAACTTGTGACGCAAATGAATATCCTTTCACCACACCGCACCCAAATTGCCCTGAATCGTACACAACAGTTGTGCTCGCCGCTTGAATTGTACCAAATGAGCCCGTTGGTACACTTCCTTGTACGTCACTGAATGTAAGCATTATTGGATTTGCCGATGTGGTGATGATACGCGCGGCGCAGGTACTCGTGGCAAAAAGAGTCAACGCAGTTGTGCTCAATGTAGTTTGTGATGTCGTTGCTACCGTGGCCGGTAATCCTGATGGTGCCGATGCAGATACCTGACTGGCTTGTCCCAATACGAGAAATGCTATGCCTGCAACTATCGCTGTTAATGAGACAAAACTTGCAATAAGATGGGTAGTTTTATTTATCATATAAATTATTATACACCTAATAACCCGGATTTTCATTTTTACCTATGTTGGGGATAACTTTGTACGACTCAATCTCACGAAAAGCGTCTTCAACGGCTCTAGTACCTACCAGGCGAGCGCGTACAGCTTGGCCAAGCAGTTCATCGGATACGTCTTGCGAAAGACCGTCAATGGACAGGTGTTTGAGTAACACATCGCGCACAGCGCCCATCAATGCGGGATTCTCTGCAAATGATGTAAGGATGTTATTGGCCATAAGCAGGTTGTGGTAGTTGTGCTTTTATAGGAGATGGTGTCATCGGTTGTGCCATTGACTGCGGCTTATTTGCAGGCGGCGTGAAATCGATAGGATCAAGTCCTGAAAGTTCGTTGATTTGATTAACCCACTTTGCGATACGCGGATCGTCAAGCGCAGTAAACCCGCCTGTCTGCGGATTAAACGTTGACATGACAAAACGAACCAAGCCCGATACTTTATCAGCCATATTCGCAAGATTTTTACTCTTTCCCGCGACCGACACTTTGACATTTAACTTGATCCCCTTCATTCTATCCTTGAGAATGGAGATAAAGTGTTTATTGCCCTTCTTTTTGAAATCTTCTCGTATAAGGTCTTTCAAAAGTTCCATCTCGTCTTGAGTAGGTGTCTCACCGGCCAGCACCATCTCTGTTATACGCTCATTCGTCGTATTTCTTACAATGCACTCAGTAACATACTGCAATTCGTCAAGCGAAAGTTCGGCAAGAAACTCTACACCTTCCGTGATTGCCTTCGCAATCTGCGGGATGTAGTCATCACGATAGATTTCTTCTATATGCTTCGCAAAAATACCTCTACGATATTCGTGCAGTCCCATACCTTGCTGTATTTGGGCTTGTAACGATGAAAAAGGAGTGCCGGCCGTCGGCTCATGGCCTTGCAGTGGGTCTTGCGCGGCTCCTATAGTCTTTGCGTGCTCGTCTTTTTCTGCCGAATAGGTATCAAACAAACGAAAGTTACGGGGGAATGTGTCAATCTGCTTCAGGTCACCGTCGCCAAGATCTAAGATCTCGTTATTCTCAAGGTTATTTATATTGCTCTTATTGGCAATTGATATGGAATTAGGCCCCGTTGCACCCAAAATAGTCTTTGAGGCCGAGTCAATAATCTGTATCTTCCTGATCTCCGCGTAGTTAGTCCACATCTGGTCTTCGAATAACTCCTCCGCTCCGCCGAAGTCGAGGGCGCGGCCGAACGTTCCCGTTTCGCGCAACGCAAGCTTGAATGGGTTTTCCGTCTCGGGCGCGGTATAGAGAATCACACCCGAGTCTTGCATCTCGCCACGTTTTTGATACATCGCAACTATGAAAAGACGTGTCTCATAGTTGCCAGAAGTATCTGTTTTATCGTAGTATCTGACAGGCAAATTTCCATGCACTTCAAAAATCTCGATGTATCTACCCGGAGTAGTAGCCGTATCTGTGTTGTTGTTCTCTTTTTTCTCCTCACGGGAAAGTTTTATCAACTCATTGAGCGTAATCGTAGCACCATTCGATTCTTTCCCCCATCCTCTCTCGCCCATGGCGAGTAACTGATCCGGTGAAAAATAATGTTTTATACCGATCGGGCCGGAGAGGATGTCCGTCTGGTCGCAAAAAGCGATAGACTGCAAGGGCACGACCTCGCGTCCATTTTTCAAGCGCTTCGAGAGGCCGCCGCCGTAATCTATCCGCGACCTGTTTAATTTATCAAAGAATGTGTCCACATGATTCTCATGCACGAATACATCATCGTGGTATTTCTGCACCAGAAACGATAGGTAGTATTTATCTTTATCATCGCAGTAAATCTGCACATCCTTCACGTCAATGTCTTCCGCACGGTAAGATATATTAAGCACCGGTCGCGTGATGTTTTTAATAACGGTAAACTTTGTTTTTGGCCCCACAATATCGCTGTCACGGTACAGCGTAGAACGTTCAATGTGGGACTTCATCGACCATTCTTTGGTTCCCACAGGTACAGGCCTTTCGTAGTTCGAGACTTGCACTTTGATATATTCAAAAATGTTATCTGCTTTCTGGTTCATACGAATATACCAAGTATTGCACTATCGCTCACAATAACAAAATGCTTTCCATCCAAGTTCAATTCATCCATACCGAAGAGCGAGAAAAGCACTCTGTCGCCTGCTTTCACGTCCTCGTTACCGACGACCACGGTACCTATGCGGGGTTTTTCTTTATTTTCGGGAAGAATAATACCTGAAGTCGTCTGCGTATCGTGCGACTCGGGTTCTATGAGAACTCTGTTTAGAAGCGGTTTAAACATAGATTATTTTTACGTATTCTTTTTTGTCATGCCATCGAGATAATATCATGAAGTTCTCACACTTTCTCTTGCCCCATTCACCTAACTTTTTCCAGCTTATTCCCCTGAAAACAGTCTTGTCAGTTTCAAGAAAAACGTACAGCTTGCCTGCATCTTGCACCTGTCGTTGTATGGCAAAGTCGTTTTTCATTTGAGTTGAAGGGCGATACCCTTTGCGAGTCCCATCTGGGATATAGGCATGAATAACCTCTTTGCTAGTGGGATCGTGAGATTGCGTGAATGTGACTTGTTGCCCTGCGTGACCGTGAGCACTGATTTTGTCGTTATCTTTTTTGGCTTAGTAAGAGCCTCCAATGCTTCTTGCACCGTAGTGCCGGTCGCGGTAAGTTCCTGCTCGCCAAGCGTCAGGGTTGCTGTGAATAGTTCACTCGTAGCACTCGTATCAGTGCGTACCTTTGGGGGTCGTCCTCGTCTTTTCGCAAGGGTATCCATATATCAATACTGTACCACACTAATAAGCGGGGTTCACGCGATCTTTCTGTGCATAACGAGGCATGTTAGCAATGAAATCGCGTTTTTGTATCACGGGGACAAGCGAGGTAAAAGCGTACCTCACGCAATCCATACTATGTGACCATAAGTGCTCCGGCTCATTGAGCACACGCCCATTTTTGTCCGTCTGCCACAAATAGTTTCGGTACTCTTTGATGAGATTGACACTGCGTTTCGTCACAGATACGCGCTGATCTTGCACCGACTGTATCCCTTGCCTGACAGAGTCTTTACCTTTAGCCGCCGATTGTATGTTTACACCGTAGGAACGAATCTCATCAATACTCTTCGGCTCGGCACTGTCGGCCACAGTCATGGCTTTTACCGGCTGATTGAGTATCACATCAACTATCTGTTTATTTGATAGTCCTTTTGCAAAAAGAATCTCATCAAGAATGTACCCACCATTGTAATAATACACCGCTATAAGGGCACTTGGATCATTCGTGTACCCAAAGTCTAATCCATATCGTTCGAGACGGGCTTCATGCGGTATGTCGTCAATGATTGCCCAATCTCTATAAATCTTACCCTCTACCTCGCCGAGGTGACCGAGGCCATACACCTGCCACCACCCTTTTCTTTCTTTTCGTTGCTCGATAGAAGCAATGATAGCGGGGTCAAGCGCCTCGTTGTCTTTGTAAGTTAGGATAATAAAATCAACATCACTCCGATGTCCTATGATCTCTGTCTGCACCCAAAACTCATTCGTGGGGTTGTAATCAACGATGATAAACTCCTTTGTTCGGACCTCTAATTGTTCGAAAGCATCAAAGGTACAGTTATTGGCTTCGTTCATGAAGCATCTATCGCGCCGCGCTCCTCGCAACTTGTCCCCGTTATCGGTTGAAAAAAACTCTATTTGTGAGCCCGTCTCGAACGTATATGTGCTATCCTGTACATTCCATCTTTTTTCACTCCAATACTGATGCGTTTGCATTATCTGTTTGAAATCTCGCATAGCACCTCTTTTGAGATGTGGGATTGATTCGGCAACGACACTGGTTAGTGTTGGCACCGTATCTGACTGTGCGCGAGCAATCAAATAGAGAACTATTGACACCGTTTTAGAGGCGGACGTACCGCCCTGCACAATCCTGATACGCTTTTTGAGCGCACTAATTTTCTTGGTCGCTGTCGTTTTCTTGTACATTCATGATTGGGATTGGTTTTCCTTCGGGGCCGGAATGTTCATTGAGTCGCGGCAACACACTACCGGCTAGCTTGAGTAACACCGCCTCGTATAGCTTGCCTTTCTTTTTGAGCAACGCCTTTTCGCATTCTTGGAGGGTCAATGTTCTGACACGCGCCGCTAGTTCGCGATCTTGAAATGATTTGCCACCTTGCCCAACGCCTGATGCGACTCTAGCCATAAATTAAAGGGGAAACTTAAATTGACAATAATATAAAAATGTATCCGATTACTTTATCCACACCCTATCCCTTGCAAACCTAACCGCTTGGGTATATGCTATCCGTAGATGAAGATGTGAGTGGAAGGGATAGCAGTCACTATCCCCGATCCACACTTATATATTATAGCACATCTTTATTGGGATTATTATGAGTTACGAAATAACTGCACCAAATACATGGAAGTATGCGCGCATAGTTCAAGACGGTCCGGGCAAGTTCCTTGTTTCTATCAATCACGGACGCGGTTTCGATGAGGTTACGTTGTGCGCTCGTTGGTTCAAGACAGAATGTGGTGCGTATAGGTTCGCTCAAAAAAAACTAATATGAAAACAAAGAATAAAGCCGCAGTTGCACTCGGTCGCCTCGGCGGGAAGAAAAAAACCGAGGAGAAAGCACAGGCGTCGAGAGAAAATGGCAAGAAAGGAGGAAGGCCAAAATTAAAAACCAAAAATCAATAATCTATGACACGCATCACATATATGGGGCAACCGGTACGCGATAGTCGGGGTCGGTTCGCTCGGTTCCCGTGGATTCGCATTATTCTCGTCCTGTGTGCCCTTGCTTGGGGTGTAGGCTACATAGGCCAGCGTTGGGTCGAGAATGAGCTGTACGTGGCTCCTGAGGCCGTACAGGCGGTGCAGGAGGCATTTGTGGCTCATGCCGATGAGACCATGGAATCGAAGGTTGAGCGGATGAAAGATGAGATTGTGGAGGAGATCGCCAAGTGTGAGAGTGGTGGGGTTAAAGAGCCGGATGCGACGATCCTCCTTGATAGCAATAACCAGATGTCAATTGGTTCGTGGCAGTGGCAGATCAAGAGCGTCCAGCACTACATCAAAAAGTTTGAGGGGCGCGACATTACCCGTGTTGAGGCGATACAAATTGCCGTGGATCACGAGAAAGCACAGGCACTCGCTACTCGGGTTATGTTCGAGGAGAAAGATGGAGTGCTCAATTGGTATAATTGCGCCAAGAAAACGAACGCGCAGACTAAGATACAGGTACTACTCGATCTTTTGCAGTAATCGGTACGTTGATACTCCCCCGTCGTTTGTACTTAGGCCGTCAGAGATCAGTACTCTATATTTTTGATCGGGGAGGATTTCAGTTACTTGGCCTCGGGTGGTGGGGTGGTTCATACATCGTCTTTCAGATAGTTCAGCAACTCCTCCTTGCTCGTGAAGTCTTTCCTCCTCTTACTACCCTCGCTTCCGATTGTGAATAGTATCCCAACGAACAGCAAAACAGCCCACACCGCACTGTCACCAAGGTAGAAGTGATTAAGAGCCATCGCGGCCGCGAACATTACCAGTGTGCCTGTATCGCTTATGACGCTCTGCAACGCGGACTCTCGAAAATAGATTATTTCTTTCATACTCCCATTCAATAAAGCACACCCCAGTTGGGCTGAAGGTGTGCGTTGTTAAATGCGAATAAAAGTGCCCAACTGCTCATGTGGATACTATAGCATATCCTCGTTTGTGTTCCCCGTGTTATCCCCAGACAGTATCTCATTGTGGACGTATACGCCTTGCATGTGGATTGTCGGATTTTCTGGCTCGAAGACAACCTCGAACGGGAGTAGGTCGGCGGGATCTTGTGATCGGGTGTCGTCGGACATGGTTTTATGCCGATATTCTATCGCGTTCTTGCTTGAGTGCAACAAGCGCGAGCTTCCAGTCGTATGTGGTGAGCAAGAAAGCTGATAGCCGCCCCGCCGCGC